TGGCATCGCTCGCCTTGTCCACGGTTCCCTGCGCGTCGCGCTGCACTTCGCCGCCCGGAAGGGGCTCGAGCCGCCCATCCTGCGACCAGCGGAATCCCTTGTCCGGCTTGCCGTGGACTTCCTCGAGCTGCTTCTGCGTGAGAATCTGCGGGCCGGCGTCCGTCACCGGGGCGTTGGCCGCGGCGAGCATCATGCGCTTGTCCCGCAGGAGCCCGGTTTGCTCGTCGGTGTGCGCGAGGTCCGCGCGCGCCTTCTCGAAGGCGAGGCGCCGCGCATTCGCCCGATCGCTGCCCTCCTGGTCGTAACCGAGGATCACCTTCGTCTTGCCGCCCTGCCCGTCGTCGAAAATGGCGAAGCGCCCATCGCGCGAGTAGACGCCCTTCCCCATGCCGGGAATCTCGATGCCGGGGCGGGAGTAGTCGAGCGGCGGGAGCGGGGCTTGTTCCTCGCCCAGGTCCACTCGCGAGCCGTTGCCGACGCCCACGACGCGAACGCGCGGCGCCGGGGACGGCATGGCGTTCCGCGGCTGAAAGTAGGTCGTCGACCCCGTCTCCTCGTTCCGCACGAACTCCTGCGGCATCTCCTGCGGAGGCGGCATGGCCGCACGCGCGAGGGCGTTCGCCGGGGGCTGCGGAGCCCCGCCAAGGCGCCCGGAGAGCGTCATCCCGGCGAGGTCGTCCTCGGTGATCTGCCCGGAGGCGAGCGCCGCGCGCAGGCGGTTGATGTCTAGCCCGGAGGATTGAAGCGCTGCCATGGCCTACGCCCCCCCGTTGGTGTTGAACGAGTTCCACCAATCCAGCGCATCGCGGCGGCGCCGGCTGTCGGCCGTGTCGCTGGCGGTGTAGGCGTCCGTGGCGTTTCGCTGGCTCCCGAGGTTGAAGTCCCAAAAGTTCCGCTGCGCCGTGTTGGCGTTCGCCTCCCGGCCGAGCGTGAAGTCGTTGCTCGAGCGGAACATCCCGAGGCCGTAGTTCTGGTCGTTCGACCGGCGCGTGTTGTCCGCAGCGCGCGTGCCGAGCGTGAAGTCGTTGGCGTTCCGGGTGGCGGTGTTCCGGTTGGCTTCGCTGCCGAGCTGGAATTGCTGGTCGTTGGCGTTGATGCGGGCGAGGCGGTCCACCTCGTTCCCGTAGTCCTGTTGGGCAAAGCCGGTGCCCAGGCGGGTAAGCTCGGCCAGCACGTTCCCGCTGCCGCGCATCCGGGAACCCGAGCGCTGCGCCGCCTGCAACCCTTGGTCGAGGGCGAAGCGGTAGCCGGGCGTCCCGGAAAAACTGTCCGGGTTGTTGATGAGTTCGGCAAGGCGGTTTGCGGCTGCCATGGCTAGAACCCCTGCATCAGGTAGCGGGAAAGCGCGTTGTTGATCCTGCCGCGCTGCATCCCGTCGTCGAAGACGGCGTGCATCTGCCGGCGCATCCCCCGGCCGGAGAACTGCGTCAGGGCGTTGACCGGCTGCGCGTTGTCCTGCCCGCCGGGCTCGCCACCGCCGAAGAGTTGCCGGAAGAGCGACACCTTGCTGTCGAAGCGGCGATTGCCCTCCAGCTCGTTCCGGCCGGCCATCTCGCGGGCTTGCTGCATGAGGCGCAGTTCCTCCGCGCGGGCTTGGTCCCCGTAGTTCGCGTCGGCCATCCCGCGCTCCTCGGCCAGGCGCCGGGCACGGGCAATGGAGTTGTTCATCGGGGCGTAGAAACTGGCGGTGTCGATGTTGGGCATGGGCGGGGTCCTTTCGCGCGATGGTGGCCTATTTCCTGAAGTCCATTTCCAAGGCTTCCAGGATGGGAGAGGTGGAGCCGACGTGCTTCACCTCGAACGCGCGGCGCTCGAATGAGCCGCACCGCCGAAGCTGCGGGCGCGTCTTGGAAAGATCGACCATCCGGAACTTGGTCACGGTGGCGAAGTCGTCGTCGCTCCAGCGGATCGCGGCCTCATCAACGACGGTCCCTGCGGTGATCAGGTCGACCCTGGACAGGCTCTTCCGGTCCATCGTGCCGCCGTCGAAGCGCGGCGTCCGGATGATGAAGTCGATGGCGTAGCCTTCGTCGGTGAAGGTGGCGTCCTCGATGGCGTAGAGTTTCCCCGTCGATTCGTGCAGGAGGAGCACGGCATCAGCGAACGTCGTCGCGCCCACGAACGGCAGGCGGCGGGCCACGGTATAGGTGACGGTGATCGTGCTGCCCGTCGTCGCTGGCGTCGTCGGCGCGCCGTCAACGTCGAACTCGAAAGCCGTCGCGGAGACGTAGCGCGCCTGCTTCAACCCGTTGTATTCGTTCTGCGTGGCCCCGGCGATCTTGACCCCTTGACCGTCCACGATCCCGTGAGGCGTCGGGGCGGTGCTGACGCTCGCCACGCTCCCGGATCGGGTCATCGTTGCGACGGTCGTCGTGATGGCCGACTCGCTCGCCCCGAGGATCTGCGAGTTCCACTCATACCAGATGTCGGTCGTGGAGTCGTAGACCAATGTGAAGCCGCCGCGCTCAGTCGGAGCCACGGCCGGCGCGCAGGTCAGCACGTAGAGCGAATGGCCCTCGACCTTGATGCAGAAGGCGTGGACGGTGGTTAGGTCCGCATCGTCAAGGATGCGGTCCACGTCCGGCGTGGAAACCTTGCGCGATTCGAGGCCCTGGATCACATGGACGCCGCGCCCCTTGCGGTTCGTCTGCGACATCCAGAACGTGAGGTCGTCGATCGACGCAATCGACCACCCGGACGCGCAACCGATTTGCAAGATGCCGGAGTCGACGGGGGAGAACGGCGAGCCGGTCGCGTTCGATGCGTCGTAGAAAAGCTCCGTCGTCCATTCCTTGAACGCGAGCAGGTAGCCCTTCGAGACGGCGATCCCGGCCCCGCGCGAGGAGTCGTTCTGCGCGATGAGGAAGTCGAGCGCGCCCCATGAGGTCGGATCGTCGATGGCCGAGTTCCAGATGGTCCCTGCGGTGTCCATCACCACGAAATAGCCGTTGATGTAGGCGATGCCGGGGACCGTGCCGCCCGAGCCCTGGACGGTGATCGTCCCGGTGGCCTGCGTGGAGGGCGAGCCGCCCACGGTGTAGGAGAACGTCGCGGGCGTCGACACTGCCGGGTCTGTGACGGTGATCGACCCCGAGGCGGGCGATGCCGGGGAGTCGGAGTTCAGGGCCGCGAACCCGGAAGGCGCCGTGTGCGCGAAGGCCGAGCCGCCGAAGTTCATTGTGACCGAGCGCCCGACGCCTAGAGACACCGCCGGGAAGATGGTCCCGGTGATGCCGGTGGCCGATTCGCCCACCAGCGCGCCATTCTTGTAGAACGAGAGTTTGCCCGAGTCCATATCGAGCGCTACGCCGATCACGTCGCCAGAGGTGAAGGTCGCGCCCCATCCGACAGTCGACGAGCCTTCGTTCGAACGCCCGCCCGTGTTGCCGTAACTCCAGCCGCCCGCGGCAGAGCCCAGGAACGCGGCGAGCGTGTGGGTATTCTTGGCGACGCCGATCTGGACCGCTGCCGATGAGGGGAGCCCGCTTCCTACCGTCACCTCCCAATACCACTTCCCGGCCGTCTTGCTCACCGTCCCGCGGACGCCGTAGTAGCCGCCGTCGGACAGGTTGTCCGTGGCCACGAGGTCCCCGCCGGAGAGCGTGATGTTGGCGCTCTTGTCCGCCGGGTTCCACGTCGTCGTTCCCGCCCCCGTCACCGTCACCGTGTAGGTGAACGTGTCGGCGCCCGTTGAGGTGATCGTTTTCGACCCGTTGTAGGCGGCGTCGTTGGCCCCGGCGATGGTGTAGGAGGTGCCCGTCGTAAGGCCGTGCGGCCCGGATACCGTCGTGGCTGTCGCCGTGGTGCCTGAGCGCGTGATCGTGATCGGGATGATCCGCTCGGCCGTGTAGACGCCAGGGGTCACGTTGGTCAGCGTCACCGTGCCGTTGTAGGCCCCCTCCACAGCCCCCGCGATCGTCACCGACTCGCCAATGTTGTAGGGCAAGTCAGAGGAAACCGTCCCCGTGGCCACCGTGCCCGAGCGCGTGAGCGAGACAACGGAAAACGTCTCCGAGCCCATCGTCCCCCCGTAGGTGACGGCCGAGACGGTGCCGGCGCGATTCATCGTCCACGCCTGCGAGCGATTCTTGAACATCATGCGCGGCGTCGCGACCCCACTCCCGGTGTTCGCGGCCGAGAATTTTAGGTCCGCGTTCGAGGGCGAAAGCGACGTTGCCGATGGCGCCGAAACGATGCTCGCAATGGTCCCGGAGTTGATGTAGTCATCCACGATCGCGCGGATGCCGTTCCAGTTCCACAGGAGCTGCCCCACGCCCGCGCGGATTTGTCCGAGAGAGACGAAGCCGGGGCGCTTTCGCACCAGCGCCTTCTCGCCCTTCACCTCCACGATCCCGTTGACCACTCGCGCGACGTTCAGCGTGTCGCCAAAGCCCGGATACGCGAGGTCGTCGGACCCCTGCCGCGATTCGAGATTGACGGCGAGAGGTACGCGCATGGGGTCAGGGCTCGTCGGTGTAGATGTTGCCCGAGCGAGCCGGGAAGAGCGCCGCAAGTTCCGTCGTCACCTGAACCGGCTGCGACTGGATGTTCGCCCGCTTGATGCCCGCGATGGTATCCATGGCTCGCTTGATCACTGCCGGGGACGGCGTTGCCTGGTACTCGGGCGCCAGCTCGATGGCGAGGTTGAAGTCGATGGCAGCCTCCCAACCAGGCGGGAGCGTCACCGTGTCCGTGACCGCGGTGAACGGCCCGGCCACGACGCGCGTGACGAGCTTCATGGTGCGCGTTGCGTTCGGGACCGGGTAGACGAGAAGGGTTGCCGTGGGCATCGACGGACGGAAGAGCGCGTCCGTGGGCCAATCGGATTGCTGCGTCTTGTCCGGGATGCCAGCCCACCACTCCTCATCCCGCAGGATCACCGGGTAGGTCGTGTTGTCGACCACGACATAAGCCTCGCGGATCGACACCGGGCGCGTGGTGGCCAAGTCGCCAGCCGGCCCGATGGTGTAGGAGGCGTCGCCGTTCGAAAGCGGGAGCGTCTCGTCCTGCCAGGCGTAGCACATGAGCCCGTCATTGCGCCACGAGTCGAGCATGGCGTTAAGGGCCGTGAGGCCGTCCGCGAGCTCGTCGTCGGTGGGCTCCTCGCCGGATGGAATTTCGTTCAGGAGCCGAAGCGCCCGCGTGATGCGGGTTTGGACCGTGGCCATCTATCGCGGCACGAGGTCGAACAGCACGTTGAAGCCGACCGTACCGACCGAGGCGACGGACCCCTGCACGACGCGAAAGCCGGTTCCTTCCTTGGCGGTTGGGCCGTTGATGAACGGATTGTCCAGCCGGGCCATGTCGCGGATGTAGTTGTACGCGCCCGCGTTCGTCTCCTCCGTGAACACGGACTGCCAGGAGAGGACGGCGCCGGCCGTAGCCCCGCCAGTAGGCGTGAGGCGAGCCGTGATGCCGGAGGGAAGCTGCCCCTCCCAATCGGAGGGCGAGAACGTGCAGGCGGTGAGCGAGGTTCCACCCTCCGTCGCACCCGTGCCGCCCGTCCCGATCGCGGTCGTCCGCGTGAGGAAGAGGTCGACGGCCACGAGGCCCGTGACCGCGTTGGCACCGGAAACCACCGGGACCACGGACAGGAGGTTGATCCTGTGACCCGAGCCCGCGGCGTTGAAGAGGTCGAAGTGGACGACGTTCGAGCCGGCAGTCTGGAACGGGACGAAAAGGCGGGTGAGCATGGTCATGCCTCCTGTTGCCGTGGCTGCTTTTGCGCCAAGGCGTTGAGGTTGAAGCAGTCATCCGCCGTAACGGTGACGTTCACGAACCCGACGCTCTCGAGCGCCGACTTCAGAGTCTCTTGGATGAAGCCGCACTTGTGCGCCATGTGCGGCGATTCCGCGATCAGCGCGTGGTGCCCGTAGAACATGTCGAGCCCGCAGATCGGGCCGGACGGGGAGTGATAGACCACGTCCTCCGTAGGCTGAATGCCGGCCAGGTTGGGCACCACCACCATAAGCACGCCGCCTGGCTTCAGGACGCGATGGAAGTTCCACAGGCATTGCCTCACCTCGTGCGGGTACACGTGTTCGAGCGTGTGCGAGGTGTAGGCCGCCTCGAAGCACTCGTCGGGAATGAACGTCATCTCCACCATCGACCCAACCATGTCCGGGCTGCAGCGCGGGTCGATGTCAAGCGTGACCGGCTCATGGTCCGGGAAGTACGGCGCCGGGATCTTTGCTCCACCCGCTCCGGCATGGAGAACCCGCGGTCCCTTCGGAAGGATCTGCTTCAGCACGGCATTCATGCGGCCTTCTTCTCCTCGGCCGTTGGCCGGTAGGTTTTCAGGTATTGCAGGTAATTCGAGGGGTACGCCTTGCCGGGGTGGAAGCCGTGCCGGTCCCACCGATCGCGCGAGTTGTGGACGAGGTCGAGGTCCGGCACGCAGAAGATGTCGCCGCCCAAGCCTAGCCAGTTGCGGCAGAACGCGAAGTCCTCCCCGAACCAAGTGCCGTTATGGACGCCGTGGTTGAAAAGGTCGACGTTCACCTCGTCGGGCTTCTCGGTGTTCATCCGAAGTTCTGGGTACGCCTTGAGGAAGCGCATCACGCCCTCGAGCGTCACTTTGAGGAACCCTGCGGGGAGAGCCAGCATCATCACGGCATCATCGGAATCTCGCAGGAGCGGATGCCCGCGGTCGCCAAGGAACGGCTTTCCCATGAACCGGACCTCATCGTCCGTCTTGTAGCGGTAGTTCCCGCCGACCACGTCTCCCTCGGCCTCGAGCAACTTCACGATGTCGGAGGGCGACCAGGACACGTCGTCGTCGATGAACACGATGGCGTCAGCCCCCCACTTCAGGGCCTTCCCGAGCATCGAAGCGCGGGCGGCAGAGATGTAGGGGTTGCCCACCTCGAAGGCAGCCGAGTGTTCCCACCCGGCTGCCTCCAAGGCAGGGACCGACTCCTCGAGCGCCTTGAGGTAGGCGTCCGTGGGTCGGTCGAGGGTCGGGGTGCAGATCGCCACCCGGCCCTTGGAGCTCATCAGGCCGAGCCCTTCCAGAGGCCGACGGCGATGAGCGTATTGGCCATCTCCGCGATCACCGCCACGCGGGCGGTGTCCAGGGAGGTGGTGGCCGACGTACCCCAGATCGTGGTCGCTTGCGCGGTGCCGGCGCGTTGGGTGATCGGCGTGGTGCCGAAGAAGGCAACCTTGTCGGAAGCCGAGCCGCCGATCAGGCAGCCGTCCGGGGAGTCGTAGTCGAGACGTTCGTAGGTGGGCATGGTGATTCCTTTTGCTGGATGGGTTGGCGGGACCGGGCGAACCCGGCCCCTAGTTGGTCACTAGGCGACGGCCGAGCCGACCATGCGGCAGGCCCACTGCGGCCGGATCGCTTCGTAGCCGTAGAGGATGTCGATCCTGGTGATCAGCTCGTCGTTGCGGATGTCGCCGTCCTGCCACACGCGCAGGGAGATCCCGTCGTAGGTCTGACGGGAGCAGCGATCCGCGCCGCCCATGAGCGGGAGGTCGCCCGTGACGAACGTGAAGGCGTCCTTGTGGTACATGATCGGCTGCACGTAGCTCGCGTTCGCGGTGCCGACGAAGGTCATCAGCTTCGAGTTGAAGTCCGTGGTGGCGAGCTGCGCGCCGGCCGCCGAGCACACGTTCTGGTACGCGCCCGTCAGGACCGTCGCCGGGGACACCGAGACGGCGCCCGTGGAGTCGGCCAGCGCGACGAACTGCTGCAGGTACGGCAGCGCGGCCTTCGTCTCCGGGTGGCAGGCGTAGACGCCGGCAACCGTGAAAACGTCGCCCTTCTTGATGTTCCCGTCCGTCGAGTTCATCGTGATGTTCGTGCCACCGTCCGTCACCGCCGCCGAGGCCGAGGTGTTGACCGTCACGTCCGAGCCCACGGTGTGGGTGTAGACGCGCTCGTTCTCGTAGTAGTCGGCCATGCTCGTGCGCTTCACGAAGCCTTCCGTGAACCGCTCCGAAACGGCCGCCTGCGGGGCGAAGTACGCCGCCATGCCGTTGACCAGGGCGCCCATCGTCGGGCTGTCGATCTGGATCGAACGATTTCCGTCCTTCGGGGCGAGGCACTGGTTCAGGCGCGCGCGAGCCTTGCCCGGAACGTCGAGGGTCGTGATGGGCGTGCCCGCGGTTCCCACGCAGTTGTAGACCTTGCGCGTGAGAGCCGTTAGAACGTCCGCCTCCACTCCGGAGACGAGCACCGCCATCGCGGGCTCGAGGTGCTTCTTCGAGAAGTCGCGGATGTCCTGGCTCAGTTCCTTCGAGTTGAAGCGCATCGCCACGTGATCCTGCGTCGCGACTGTCAGCGACACCTTCTTCGTCTCGCTGTCCTGCACGTCGGCCACGCGGGCGCCTTGGGTGCGGATGTATTGCACCGGGAGGCGGATGCGCAGGGCCTCGCCGATGGCGGCGCCGTTGGCACTGAAACTGTCGTCGTACTCTCGGTTGATGGTGGACAGGAAGGTCAGCTTCTCGTGCGCGATCTTGAGAGCCTCCTTCGTGATCATGTCGATGGTGAGGTTCGTGTTGCTCATGGCGGGGTTCCCTTTGCCTGCGGGTTATGCCCTTGCTTGGGCATCCTGCCGTCGCCGAATCTTGATGTAGTCCTCCATGGAAGCCGTCTCCAGCTTCGCCGCGGTGGACCCATTGCCCGCGTTGGGCGTGATCGGGTCAGGCGCCTTTGTCGGTGCCGCAGGCTTGGAGAGGGTCGCCGCGATCTTGTCGAGTTCGCGCACCTGGTTCGGGGGCGAGAGCTTCGAGATGCGGGCGGCCTCTTCGGGGTGTTCGCCGAGGTAGTAGGCGACGACGGGGCCTTGATCGGATTCGGCGAGGGTGATTGCCATCGCGTCGGTGATCGGCAGCTTGTCGTTGAGCGCAACGTCCTCGAAGTCCTCGTACAGGTCTCGGCCCTTCTCGACGACACGCTCTTGGAAGTAGCGCGAGCGATCGTTGGCGATCTGCGCTTCCTCCGATTTGCGTGCCTTCTCGGACTCGGCCTTCACCCGCTCCTCGAAGCGCCTGTCGGCGTTCCACGTGGAGACGGCTTCGACCCAATCCTCGTAGGAGGCGAAATCCTTGAGAACCGGCTTCCCCTGCGCTTCGACCTTCGGTGCCTCGGTCGGACGAGATTCCGGCTCACGCCGGGGCAACTCGCTTCGGAGGCGCTCTTCGATCTGGCGCTCGAGCCTGCGTGCTTCTTTCGCGAGCCGCTTCTGGACGATCCGGTCGACTTCTTCCTGGCCGAACGTCTTGGGGGGCGTCGCTTCCGGCGTGGGCGTTCCCTCGGGGGGAACCGCAGGTTCCGCGCCAGCCGTGGGCGCGGATGCGTTCACCGGCTCTTGCGCCGGCTGCGGGGATGCTTCGACTACGGGGGCTTCGTCAGCCATTGGGACTCCTGTCCACCGGATGCCGCCGGATCGGGGTGCAACCTAGTAGCAGATGCTACGGAGTTGCGAACAGGAGTTTTCCAAGGGAACCGCTAGAGCGCCGCCATGAGGATGAAGGCGTCCTCGTCGTCCTGGATGAGGGACAGGCGCTCGGCCTCAAGCCGGGCCACGGTGGCGGCAACGGCCAGGCGCTCGGCTTCGATCCGGGCGGATTCGGCCTCGCGGGCAAGTCGGGCTGCCTCCTCACGCGCTCGAAGCGCCGCGAGCTGCTCGTCGAGGAGCCGCAGGTAGAACGCCCGGAAGGCAAGCGCCGACGAATCGACCCGCCGGATTACCTCCTCGAGATCACGTGCGCGGGCCGCCTCTTGGGCCGCCTTGGCCGCGATTCTCGCCACCTCGGCTTCAGCCTCCCGCATGGCCTCGGCGCGGGCTTCCTCGTCGCGGGCCTCCCGCATCCGCCGGTCGTGCCCGTGGAAATACTCGGATACGGCGCCCCAGATGGCCGGGTTCGCAATGACCTGAACTCCCACTTGGAACGCGAGAGGCTGGAACGCTCCAAGTTGGAAGTTCGCAACGGTCACTTCTTGGCGACCCAGGTGGACATGATGTCCTGCGCGGAGTCTTTGTAGTTCGCCAGGGCGTATTGCTGATATTCCATCGATCGCTGCGCGATGTCGCCGCGCATGGCGTACCCGTAGGTGATCTCGAAGTGGCAGGTGTACCCGTCGTTGTGGGGGGCGT